GAGGGCGAGGGCGAGGGCGTGGGTGCAGGCGTGGGTGCAGCAGTTGTTGCTAGAGTAGTAGTTGTTGCTGGTGCGGCAGTTGTGGTGTGTCTTCTTCTATCCCGCGGAGAATTCGGCGGGCTATATGGAGGAGGCGGTCCCGGATGCCGTCTATGAGAATTATCGTGGTGCGGTCTAGTCCAGCGCGGATTTATGTGTGGTGGCAAACCTCCGTGTCTTCCGTGTGGACCTCCGTGTCTTCCGTGTGGACCTCCGTGTCTTCCGTGCGGACCTCCGTGCCTTCCAGGTAAGTTATTTTGACGAGAGTCTTCCTCAGGTCTTAAAGAAGAAAGGTCAATTGTTCCTAATATTGAAAAAATAATAATAGCAAAAAGAATAGTCCCGATTATTATAAAAATGCTGTTAGATTGGGACATATATAGTTAATAAATATTAAAATCTTGCTTGGAGTATCTTATGATTCTGTCTAGAATATACTATATTGTTATATGAATAATATAGTATGATATGAATAATATCTTAATAATAAATTTAGTTAGAGTATGCGAGACCACCCATTCCGCTCATGATGCGGAGGACGTTGTAGTTAGTAGCGTAGACGCGGACCTTAGCGGTTGATACACCAGAGACGGTGTTGTTGGAAAGGACAAGCTGGAGGGTTGCGTTATCAATTCTGGAGAAGTTACAGCTGCCACTCGGCTGGTGCTCTTCGGGGCGAAGGGCGAAGGAGTAAACGTTAATACCAGTGTCGGGGGAACGAGTGTGATGCTGGTATGGCTGCACAAGGTCGAAGTAAGTGCCTTCGCGCTCAGAGAAGCGGTCCTGGCCGTTAAGCTGGAGCTTGGCGGTTACAACGGGGTTCTCACCCCAGCAGTGCATCTTGAGGGAGGTCTCGTTGAGGACGAATGCACCAGCGTCGGAGATGCTCGACCTCTGCGTCTCCAAGACGCCAGTAAATCCCTGTGTTGCCCCCAATTCAGGTGCGCCCACGGTGTCACCTACCGCCCCCGCGCGGTTCAGTTGCTGATCGGAGTCGGCCGTGGCTTGGGCTGGTGTAATTCCCGTCTGGCGGTCCTGGCCGTTGGCGCCGTCCTGCCCCCACACGAATTCGCTCTTGGTATCGCTAGAACCCATTGTTTCAAATAAGCCATTAGCGTTAATGAAGCTGTTGTTGGCACCGGCGGTCAGGGTGGCTCCGTCCGCGGCGGACCTAGGACCACTGAATGCGTGAAGAGCGTTCGGAAGAGCATCAAGGGCATCAGTGTAGTTGAATGGCTGGGCACCAAGAGCTGAGTAAAGGTTTGTGCCGCATTCAAGCGAGGCACAGTAGTCTACGTTGGAGTCGGGCTGGACAACCCAGATAATCTCTTTGCACGGGTGGTTGAAGTTGAGCTTGATCTTGTTGGAAGAAGAACCGACAGACTCGTCGCCGGTGAACTGGAGCTGCTCAATAAGATACTCGTGGGGGTTCTGTGCCATACGGCGGCGTTCGTCGGTGTCGAGGAACACGTAGTCGACGTAGAGCGAAGCAGCCACAAGAGACTGGTTGTATGCAGTAGTGACCTTCTGGACTAAGCCGGTCGGATCGGGATGAGTGAGGCCGTCACCGGCGGTTTCTTTGCCTCTGCCACAATCAAGTGTGGTGACGGCCCAAAGGCACTCGTCGATGGGACGAAGGTCGAGGTTAATCTTAACCTCGTGATACTGGAGGGCAATGAGCGGGAGCGCAAGGCCAGGGTTGCGGCAATACCAGAACTGGAGAGGGACGTAAAGAGTAGTCTCCGGGAGTGCGTTGCGAGGAGCACATACGGCGTCGGGTGCGGATGAGTCGCAAGGACCATCGACGTCGGCGAAGAGAGGGTCGGTGATGAAGGTAAGCTGAGTTGTGTTACCGATCATCTTGTTGTAGCCGTCCTCCTGGTCGGTCGTGAGAGTAAGCTGCTGCCAGATATGCATCCAGTCACCATACTGGCGATCGATGCGCTGCCCACCGATCTCAACCTCCACCTGGGAGATAAGCTGCTCGCCGGGGCAATCAAGCCAGCGGGCGTAAACGCCCCTACCAGCACCACCTGTCCCCGGCTTCCCGGCGGGGCCCATCGTCTGGTTAATCTCGGGGAGAGTCACCTGAAGGTAAGTGCGGTATGCAAGATCGCCGTTGCGGCTAATAGTGCAAGTTACACGGCGGCCAAAATCTGCCTGGCCGTTAAAGGTTTGTTCGATGGATTCGAGAGAGAAGTTCGTGTGGCGACGGTAAGTCACCTTCCAGAAAGTAATCTGAGGATTGCCTGTCAAATAGACATCCTGTGCGCCATAAGCTACTAGTTGCATTAATCCACCACCCATTTTATAATATTGCTAAAGAAAAAAAATTTGGCGGAAATCAATTAATTAAATGATTAAAATCGACATTTTCTTCAACAAACGTTTTTAAATAGTTTTCTAAATAGATTTCTTTTCGATTTTCGTGTTTTTTTTTAAAAACATATTTATCTTTATTGTTAAGTTTTACTTCCCATCCAGACTGAATAGCGTTATAAATAAAAGACATTTTCTGAAATTCTATGCAATTAACATAAGCTTTTTCAGGGATGCCCGTTACTATAATTTCTTTATCGTCGCTCATTCTAATGGAAAGAGAGAAAACATAAATATTGTTTTAACTATATAATTATCTAAAGGTATTGTTAAATACTTAATTATTTGATATGCATTCCTTTAAGCCGAAAAATAATAAAAATATAAGAATATGTCAGAAAAGCATAGTAACTCTAGACGGAAAACATAATCAAATAATGAATAAGATGGAGGATGATATAGAGAATACTCTTCCAAAATTACAGAAAAGAAAGGCTACAATCAAAGAACTTCTTAGAAAGAATATTTCCTTGGAGAAAAGACTTGACCTAAAGGACGAAATAAAGGCAATCAGAAAGAAAATGTCCGATTTGTCTAAGGAGAAAAAGAAATATTTTTTAGATAATTCAAAGCACTTGTTCGATTATTTTGAAAATAAAAAGGAAATAGCAAATGGTAATAATAAAACAACTTTGCTAGACAGATATTTTAATATAAATAACAAGTTAAAGGAGTTGGATATAAAGGAAATTTCAACCGTAGAAAAGTATTTAACAAATGTAGATGAGGGATTTATAAACGTTAAAAATTATCTAGTGCAAACAGACATATGTCGAAAATGCGACAAGGGTGAACTAATTGCGATTGAGCACGATGGTGTTCTTGTGTGTAACAATTGTTTTTGCAGTATCCCATATTTAGTTGAGAATGAAAAACCGTCTTATAAAGAACCCCCTAAAGAGGTATGCTTTTATGCATATAAAAGAATTAATCATTTCAGGGAGATTATTGCTCAATTTCAGGCGAAAGAAACAACCCAAATCCCCGAGGAGGTTCTTGAAAATATAAAGCTGCAAATAAAAAAGGAACGTATGGAGGTCACTCAAATGACTAACAAAAAGGCGAAGGATATCTTGAAAAAGCTTGGATATAATAAATATTATGAACACATTCCATTTATTAAGGATAAGCTAGGAATTAAACCTCCTATAATGAGCCACGAATTAGAAGAAACATTATGTAATTTATTTATGGATATTCAGGCTCCTTATTCTAGATATTGTCCTAATGATAGGGTTAACTTTCTGAATTATTATTATACAGTATATAAATTATGCGAACTGCTTGGACAAACACAATTTTTACCATATTTTCCTATGTTGAAAGACCTCTATAAAAGAATAGAGCAGGATGAAATTTGGAAAAAAATATGCAACGAACTCGATTGGGAATTTATTCCAACAATTTAAATAAACAGATTCTTTTTATTTAAATTATTCAAAATTTATTATTATTCAAAATTATTTTATATTATTTAATTTTACCGAGGAAACCCTACAAGGTTTGCACCAATGCCAAGACCGGCACCAGAACGAGCACTAACTGCAATAGTTGGAACGTATGTGTCAAGGATACTAAATGTCGCCGCAGCAGTAAGCGAAATTAATGCAACCTCGTCCATATTGAGGGATCTCTTAGGAATTGCGAATGCTGCGATAGCAACCATCAACCCTTCCACTAAATACTTAATAGCGCGTTTAATCAGTTCACCGAAATCTAAACTATGACCAGACATTTATATTAATAATAAAGAAAATAATATTTTTGTATTTCTAAATTAAACGATATAATTAATATGTCTATTTAATATTTATTATATAAAATACTTAAACTTAGATAAGATTACTATCTATAATGGCTGATTCTACCAACAGAGCAAAAACACAACCGGTTGGCGTTGAATGCAGAAAGAACCTAGACGGCACAGACAATTCTAAATATATTGATATTCTAGAGGAAGACCGACCACTTGCGGCACAGAAGTTTGTTTGTATGTCTTTTGTTTCTCCTGAAAAAATATTAAAGCAGCGAGAGCAGTTTCTATTTAATGAGTATATTAAGCAATGGGATATGAATAAATCATTAGAGAAATTCAATCAGTTCATTAATTTTATGACATTTAAATATCATTTAGACACACAAGATGTTATGAAAGACTTTGAGGATTATTGTAAAACAGAGCGGGACAATATATTCGTTACTACAATCGAAGACGAGTATAAAAGTTTCCTAGATAAGAATGAAGATAAATTAAATGTTACGTTTCAGAAGAATCACACATTCCAGACAAATGTTCGAGGTGTTAAAGTAAGAGGTTCGTATCCCACACAGGAGGAGGCCGAGATGAGATGCAAGATGCTAAGAGAAGTCGACCCAAATCACGACGTTTTTGTTGGTCCGGTCGGTATGTGGATGCCGTATGACCCCGACGCGTATAAAACAGGTAAGGTGGAATATTTAGAGGACGAGTTAAATCAGCTTATGTCTGAGAAGGATAAGAACGAACTTAGAGCAAAGACCGAATTTGACAAGCGTATTAAAGAGACGAGGAGAAAGGCGATTGAAGAAAACATTGCAAAGGCGAAAGAAAGCGGAAACTTATTGACTCAGTCGTTGGATAGTGAGGGTAATTTGGTTAGCTTGTCTGGGGTAAATACAGTTGATAATAAACTTGCAGATAACGTCGCTGTGGCGGATATTAGAAAGGAATTATTTGGTGGCGACAATATTATTACTAGTAAAACTAAAAACAATGACCACGGGTTAAGCAGATTGAATACTTCCTCAAGCAAAGCGTTGCTTTCCGGATTGGGTGTAATTGTAGAGGAAGATAAATTAGATACCCCGTCGAGTTCTCCTAGAGATAATATTACAATAAAACCGAAGACTTAAGCTCTGCAAATAATACGGAGATTAAAGCTATATAAAATTAATTTAAAAATTTATATAGAATTAAGATGTAAATGACTAAAAAGAAGATATGTGCGTTAGAAAATTGCAATAAAAGATTAAATGTTGTAGATTGTCTGTCTTCTACGTGTAAATGTAAAAAGGTGTATTGTGCAATTCATCGGTTGCCTGAAACACACGATTGTGGTTACGATTTTATGAAAGAAGTAAACAAAAAAATGGAAATAGATAAACTAAAGTGTGTATCTACTTATGATAAAATATAAATACTACCATTTGCTTTTTTTCACATTTATTTTTGGATTATTGCTTTTTCTAGCAGAATTAGGATTATATTCTTCTTCGTCGTCGTCAGAACCAAGGTCTTTTGATATTTCCCAAAATTCTTTTGACCCAAGCTTAAAATCGCCTCTAGGCTCTGCCTTATACCAAAAAACCTGCTCTTGCAATTTATTCGTTTTTGCGTTGTTATTTATTACAAGACATTCGAAATTCTCGGTGCATTGGTCAAGAACTTGTGAGAAAGATTCAAATGTAGGGAACATTCCCGCATAATTTTCATATATTCTTTTTCTATTTGCAATATACGGCTCACGTAAAATAAAAACGTAATCAATGTTTGTTCTAAGATTAGGTGGAATCCCTAGAGGATATTGCATTGTAATAATGAGCATTATTTTCCAATGTCGACCATTCATGAATAATAGCCTCATCATTTTATCTTTTGTCCAAGCAGAATCATAGAGACAATCGTCAAGAATGACAAATGTTCTAGGGTCTATTGTAGATTTTTTATAATATTCCATCTCCTTTTTAACTTGTTTAAGAACCGTTTTCTGGCGCTTTAGTATATTTTCAATAATCGCTGTATTGTATTCATCGTGTATAAATAGTTTAGGAACGTGTTTTCCATAAAATCCATTACCGGCCTCTGTTCCGGATATTACGGTTCCGATAGGAATATCCTGATGGCTATAAATAAGGTCTCTTACAAGGAAACTTTTCCCCGTATCTCTTCTACCGATTAGAACGACAACCGGTCCACTATTTTCGTCTTGCTTAAATCTAATATTACTCATATCAAATTTTTTTAACTCGAGCGTCATTTATATCTTTTTTAGAAAATATAGGTTAAAATTTCACGAATTAAATATATATTGGAACTAATGGAG